CTTGGCCCCTTGGAACCACTCCAAGGCCGCGTCGAACTTGGCTCTGATGCTACCTTGGTGTAGGTTGCGCTGATAGGTATTCCCCATGCAGATGCGGCCATCTTCGTAGGTGTTGGAGAAAGGCGGGCGGTAAATGTTGTCGTCTAGGATGTGCCAAGCCAAGAACTCGTCTTTGGGTTGTTGCAGTTGATCAAAGCGCACGAAGAACCAGAACTCGTGCCCCGACGGCGGGGTGAAGTCCATGCTCTGCTCGATGCTCATGCCGTTGTCGTAAAACACCGGCGTAATGCGCGCGGTGCCATCGGGCAGCGTGATCGGAGCGAAATGCGTGGTGAGCTTGATCGAATTAAGCTTCTTGGCGAGAATCAAGTCGGTGCTGCTGGCTTTGAAGTGATACCCCTCGTCGGGGAAATTCCGCAAAACCACCGGCGCCTCACGGGCGATGCTCTTGAGTAGTGTGCCCGCGTTATCCACGCGGGTGATGTTGGCGCGGCCAAGGCGTCCGTCTTGGTCGATGATGTAGAAAGTAGAGTCCATTTGGTTTTTTTTTAAAAACGAACCGCCGCGCAACGCAAAGTCTTACGCATAAGACTCTGCGAGCGCGGCGATCGTGGTTTTTAGACGGCCTTCGAGTGCGCCAGCTTCTGAATCAGGAGAGTGTCTCCCGTATACAGAACGGTGTCGGAGTTCGCCTTAGCGCCACCGATCAGACCCTCGACATTCGAAGTGTCGAAGTTCAGCACGGCGGCGTAGTTTGCGTTGGACAGGATCTGCCCAACAGTCGTGCCCTCGGGCACATCCACATCCAGCGCGTTGAGGCCGGACTTGAGTTTGATCAACATGATCGTTTCCCTTTCTAATCAGCGTGTTAATAACTCGACACGCGGCGAGGTGAGCCAGCGGGCTCAAAAGTGGGAGGGGAATTCGGCTGCTTGCTTCAGCCTGTGAGGGCGAAGCAAGCTATCGCTGGCCGGCAGCGGGCACGGCGGTCGCCACCCCCCTTATTGCTGGAACGACCAGCTTCATCTCATCAGTGGGTGCTGACTAGGGCTCGTGAGGCCCTCGGCTTGTTGGAGTCTTATGTGTAAGACTCAAGTTTTATGAATTGCAAAATTTCAAAGCCTCGGCCAAGGAGAATCTGATATAATCCTCGTTCATTCTGGGAGAGTCAAAACGCCTCGTTGGTTGTATAAAACCCCGTTTCCGAAAGGGGTTGTGGTGTCTTTCGGGTATGGCTCCCCGAGGTCTTGGTGCCACGGCGTATCTCCTTCTTTCCACGGCCAGCAGGTAAGGACGGAGCCAGGAATGGGTTTCCGTTTCGCATACGGGTCGATGAATTGAAGACCGCCTGGATGGGCTGGATTCTTGGAATAATAGCCCCAAGGCCGAATGCCGAACTCGATTTTCAGCGTGTCATTTTCCTCCCATCGGCGGTCGAACCGCTCATCGTAATCAGCGGCGGTGGGTAGGAAAGTGTCGGTAGCGGTTGGTGTTGTCATGGGCATTCAAGGAGTGTCATTCCTTGGGGTCAATAATCGACATGGCGGATTTTTTTAGTCAAATCCTCTAAAATTTCAGCAATCTCCCGGCGGCAATCCATGAATTCTTCTTTTCTTGGCTTGTGCGCTCGGGTCGGGGGAGGAGTTGGCTTTCGGATCTGCTTCCACAGATCCAGGTGGGTCGCGGTTTGGATTTTCATAACGATATGAAAATGATGGCGCAGATAATCAGTATCAGCAGCATCAGTCGGTTAAAGAACTTCTCTTTCGCGGCGCGGTATTCGCGCTGGCGGGGTGTTTCCCAAAGTAGGTCTTGAATGTGTTTTGGCATAAATGTTTATTCGTAAATCCATTTGTAATACGCAAACGGGCCGCTCCCTACTTTGATGCGGCGGGATGTGGGAATGTATGGCGTGGCGTATTTGTAGTGCATAAGGGAGTTAGACCAGAGAGCCAGATAACCTGAGTCACTCTTTACCCGAATCCTCTCTCATACGGCGATCAACCCGTTCATGGAATCGGTTCTGATCTAAAGTTGGTTGAAATAAGCTGTGATGTTCGGCGTGAAATACTTGGCCATAAGATTTATGGCGTCTTGAGATTCTTGCGGGGTGCATCGGCTGGGGGCTAAAAGCCTCTCCACCTCTGACACTCGGGCGTCTGGGCTATTTTCTTTTTCGGCATGGCAATGCTCGCACTTGTCCTGCGTTGCGGGGTGGATGTATTCTTCGGCGCATTCGCAATCCCAGAACAGCGGCGTCGTTTCGATGGCTAACTCGGAGGAAAGGTTCATAAAGATTTGGCGGCGGCAGGCGGGGTTGAACCGCCATGGAGTTCTATCAGTTCCAGTCGGCGCGGACGCCGCCGCATATCGTTTGCTTTCGTCAAGTCTTACGCATAAGACTCATTCCCAATCTTTCGACCCAATCGCCACGGCGTTGCCGCTCACTTGGAGGCGTGTGCCGTCGGCGAGGGTGATTTTTCCGTTGATGTGGTAGCCTACGCTGCCGGTGGAAAATTCCTTGGGGCTGGCGTTGAGTGATTGGCCAGCGATGGATACCTCCAGATCCTCGGCGGTGGAGAGAAAGTCATTTTTACTCATAAATCAAATGGACGGATAAAATGTGGTTTAGGAAAAAGAGAGGCGGGGCGCGTGTGCGCCCCGCCTTTTACTTTAGGCGGCAAGGAGTTGTTTCTTGCGCTTGGCCACGGGTTTGCCAGATTCGACAAACGCGCTGGCCATCTCGACCAGCTTGGCCCCGACAATGGATTGCTCCCCATCGGAGAGTTGCGCCATCGCCAGCTCGATCTCGGTGAGTTGCTCGATGAGCAACTCCGCCGTGAGCGGTTCCGCCAATTCCTCCTCCTCGGGAGGCTCGGGCGGCTGGGATTTTGCATCGGGTTTGCTGGATTTTGCTGGCGGAGCGTCGGATTTTGCTTCGATTTCCTTGGGTTTTTGGTCGGCTTGCTTCTTGAGTTCCGCCTCCCGAGCCCTCAGGGTTTCCAGCTCCTTCTTGTCGGCATCGGCTTGTTTCTTGGCCTCGGCCTCCTTGGCTTCCTTGGCGGATTTGGCCTCGGCCTCCTTGGCGGCTTTCTGCTCGGCGGTCATGCCATGCTCATAGAGCGCGGCAAACTCATCGGCGAAGTCGTTTCGCTCGCGGATAGCCGTCATGACGGCATCCACGGAGAGCTGTTTCTTCGATCCCTTGGAGAGGACTCGCTTGGTCTGCCAGCAATCGTTGAAGGAGAGCTGGTCAAACTCCGTCTCCAGCATCTTGCCATCGCGGACAAGATCATACACGGAGGCGGCAATGGAGGCATTGCTCACGGTTCCCTTCTTGATTCCGGCCCCGATAAGGAGCGGGAACATGGCTTCGCCAGGAGCTAGATTGGCCTCCATAGCGCGGAACAACTTGGCCATGCCAGCGAATGCACGCTGACCGGCACTTGATTCGATTTTGAATCTCATAATGCGTTCGGCTTGGGATAAACCCTCAGCCTCCGCGAATGTGATAGCGCACGGGGCGCTTGTGGTATTTCGTTTCGGCATATTCAGTTTTCTAACAGCCCGCTTTGAAAACTCTCACTTGCGAGTCTTACGAATAAGACTCGCGAAGCGGAGCGCAGACACAATACGGGCGGGATCCGCATTGTGCAGAAAATAAAAAATCACCAATCCGAGATGGACGGCGAAAAGGGAAGGGGGGAATAAAAAAGCCGCCTTGCGGCGGCTGGGCCTCACGCTGCCTTGCGGCGGCGTGAGGGGGCGAATGCCTTCCGCATCGCATCGGCGGCGGAAAATGCGTCCGCGAGTGTGGCGGATTTCAGAATATCTTTTTCGGCTTGCTCAGAATCCTTATATTCAAACATGGGTGATCCGATTTCGGCTTGCATTTTCCCTTTTCGGAATCGGTTGCAAATTCCGCTTGCTGTAAGGTGGAAAGGATTTTCCAGCGGTTTGCGTTCGGGCTTGGATTCTTTCGGCTTCAGAAATGGCAATGCTGTATCGGTAAATTTTTTCGCGGCGGCCTCCCCGCATCGGCGGCGGATTTCATGCGATCGGCGAATGACATTGCCAGGATCGGTATTTTTGAAGATGCGAAATTCCAGCGGCCCGGCGGAAATGGAGAGAAATTCCATCGGCATTTTTTCTTCTTTCAATTCGCCTTTTTTATTTCGCTTGAAACGCGGCGGATTGAAGGGGACGAAAAATCTATCCGATTCGATGGAAAGGGATTCCAATTCAAATTCAATCCGAGTCTTACAATAAGACTCGATTTTTGTGGCCTTGGCTTTTCTTTCCAAGGCGGCGGCGGCGGCTTTTTCAAGCGCGGCGGAATCATCGTCGGCACGAGTCCAAGCGGTGCGCGGTGCGTTCCACAATTCGGCGGAGGATGTTAGACGGGATAGGTGTTTCATTTTTCGGACGGGGTATTTGGTTTCATTAAAAAGGCGGGCGGTTTCCCGCCCGCCTTGTTTTTAGATTGCCATCATGTCTTGAGCAAGATTCTTGCAAGCGGTTTGCATTTCGACTATTGGAAAAATATCTTTCTTAAATCTCTCAGCTCTTTTCCGTCTTGCTTCATCATTCCAAGCAGGGTGCGAATAGATGCAGAATGGATTTATTCCCGACATGAGATACCGCAGAAATTCAAGATTTCCACGCAAGGCGGATTTCGCTTTTCGGTTTTTCCCTTTTTCCATCTTAAAAAGCTGAAAACAAGCGGTGCGAAAAGTGCGGATTTTTCGCGCAAGGCGAATCCGTTTTTCCGTTTCCATTTGCTTTTCGGAATCGAAGGGAAAATCCCTTTCCGTCAGGTCGATAGATTGAATCCCGTCAGCATTTGTGTGATTTATTCGCAACTCTTTCCGGCAGGCTCTAAAAATTAGTTTGATGACAGAAAAAGGGATTTTTTCGCTCGTTTCCTTCCCCTTGCTTTTTTTCCATGCGGTGATTTTTTCAAACCTTGCAAGGTGCAAAAAGGTAATTTGCGCCGCGTCTTGCTTTTCCCATATTGAAAGCGGTTTTTTGATTTTCGCCTCCAAGGATTTTTTGCGTTGAATTGCTGAAATGGGTTTTTTGCCCACTACCTTGCCGATGTCCCCTTTTCCTCCCCTTGGATTTTCCAAGCGGTGAATGATGGCCCTTGCAAGCTTTCCATGATTTTCGCAAGGAACTGATTCAATCCCGAAACAATCCCGAAAAAAGATCGATTCGCCGTTTTTATTAGTGAAGTTTTTTACCATAGAAAAAAAGGTTAATGTTTTTTCCTTCAATTAACAAGGGGATTCGCCGTGACATATTCGCGACTCATTCCCTTTCAATTAACAAGGGGATTCGCCGTGACATATTCGCGACTCATTCCCTTTCAATTAACAAGGGGATTCGCCGTGACATATTCGCGACTCATTCCCTTTCAATTAACAAGGGGATTCGCCGTGACATATTCGCGACTCATTCAGGCGAGATCAGGAGCAACTATTTTCCCGAGATATACATACTTATACATAAGTATATATATCCGTCGATTTCAAATGTGTGAGGGGGCCGTCCATCTGGAATTGGTGAAAGGGGCCGTCCGTCTCTTGTCGGTGAATGGTTGACCATTTCGCGGAATGGCATGAGCAATGATTGGATCGAGATTTACCGCGACTACACGCCTGTGGAGTTGGATGCGGAGATCACGAAATTGAAGCAGGAAGCCACGCTCTACACCGCCCAAAACATTGGGGACAAGGGATACCAGAAGTCTTTGGAAATGGTGCAGAACCGGCTCCATGCCGCCATCCGTGTGCGGAGCGAGCGGCGGGTGGTCGGCGGGCAAAACCCTTCTTGGGGTGTCCCCGACTTTTCGGGGATGTAGGTTGGGGAGGCGTGGCATGAGGTGGTCGGAAAAACATCGCGCGACAGGGCGGGAAGTTTTCTTTCAAGAGCTTCGTAAGAAATTCAAGCGTCCCGCGCCGCCTGCCATCGAAGAGCGCGTGGAGTCGAAGCCAGAGCCAAAAGTCCGACAGATGGGGCTGGCGGAATATATCCAGGCAAACAAGGCGCCGTCCGTGGCGCATTTATAGTAAGTTTAGCAAGTTTAGCTAAACCGCGATAAACTTGCTATAAGGTCGGCCCGTTGACCCGTCCGTAAAGGGGCGATGAAGACTCGAATGGTCGTGGTGGATACGGAGACGGGGGGCTTGCGGGCGGATCGCCATGCGTTGCTCTCGATTGCGGCGGTGGATTCCTTGGGGGGTGATGCCTTTCATTCCTTGATCCGCCCCTCGGCGGATTGGCTGGTGGATGAGGAGGCTCTTAAGGTGAATGGGTTGTCGTTGGATTTTTTGCGGGATGCGGGTCGGGCGGAGTCGGTGGTGATGCAGGAATTTGTGATCTGGATGCAGGCGCGCAAGGGGGCGCTTTTTGCAGGGGCGAATCCGGCGTTTGATGCGGCATTTTTGGAAGCGGCGGGGAAGCGGTGCGGGGTCGCATGGCACGCGGGCCGTTCGCTCGACCTCCGCGCGGCGGCGTGGCTGGCCTACGAGACGCAGGGGCTGGAGCTTCAAGTGGACAAGGAGGGGAATCCCAAGCTGTCGCTGGATAGCATCGCGGGGGCGTTGGGTTTGAGCCGTTCGGGGGATAAGCATGATGCGCTGGAGGATGCCTTGCTGACGATGGCGTGCTTTAAGATGCTGTGCATGGACGGGGTGAAGGCATGAGCGAGTTCCAAGAATTCCCCAAAATGGCTCGCCTTTCGCGCGAGATGATCGTGACGGAGAAGATCGATGGCACGAATGCCCAGGTGTTTATCGCTGGTCTTGGCACGAGTTTCCCACCCGCCTTTGTGATTGCCGAGGGAGCTTGCGACGGGAATCCAGCGGTGATGCTGGCGGGGTCGCGCTCGCGGTATCTCACGCCGGAGAATGACAATTTCGGTTTCGCGGCGTGGGTGAGGGATCACGCGCAGGAGCTTTTCGGGCTGGGGGTTGGCAGGCATTTCGGGGAATGGTGGGGGAGCGGCATTCAGCGGAATTACGGCCAGAAGCGGAAGCGGTGGAGCCTTTTCAATGTCTCGCGCTGGTGCTTGCGCGGGCAGGAACCGCAGCGCATTCCTTCCGCAGATCCCCGCGTCGAGAAATACCAAGAGGTATTGCCCGAGTGTTGCGATCTGGTGCCGGTGCTGCATCGGGGGGTGTTTTCGACTCTGCAATGCGAATTGGCGCTGGACGAGTTGCGGATGGGGGGCAGTAAGGCCGCGCCAGGGTTTATGAATCCCGAAGGCATCGTCGTTTTTCATGTGGCGGGGAATGTGGGATTCAAAAAAACCCTCGGCAATGACGGGGCTAAATCGGTATGAAAGAGGCTAAGCCCGAGTATCCTAACTGGGTCTGTATGGAGTGCGGCCTCAAGCATGGGCGGCGCGCTCCAGGGGTGGCTACTTGGCATGAGGAGGAATGTGATGTGTGCGGGCGGAAAGCCTCGGTGACTGAGCCGAGGGATTTCGGACATTTCCCGCGCTGGGGGGATGAGTGAGGTTGACCCTTCCCTTTAAGGATATGAAGATCAATAAATCTCAAATCAGACAGATGTATTGGGAGTGGGTGCAAGAGAATGTCGAGGATTATCGTTGGACTACCTATATGAACCCGCCCGATATTGTGGATATTATTTGCGACCTCGTTGAGAAGGCAACCTCCGAAACAGCGGAGTGATTCACGAATTTCGTAATCCCCTGCCGGTTGTGACTCCTGTGGGGGGTGGGTATGCGATTTATGTGCGGGATGGGGGCACTTGGGAAAATGATGTGTGGGCCGTGGCTATGGAAGAAGGCGGGCAGGTGCGACATTTTCGGAGCGATCAGATCCGAGTCCACGCAAATGCCACCTTCGATATTTCCAAGGAATGAATTGCCCTGTCTGTGGCAAGGCGACAAGGGTGGTGGATAGTCGATCCCTTGAGGGCGAAGTCAAGCGCCGTCGAAAATGTCCTAAAGGCCATCTCTCCTACACGATGCAGGCTCCCGAGTATTTCGTGGCGGGCCGTGCGGCGGGCAGGCCCAAAGCGGCAGAAAAAAAACTCCCCAAGCCCAGGAAGAAGATCAAACCGAAGAAGGCCGCTCCCCTCCCCTACCCGCCTGCGATGAAAGAATGGGGGCTTGCCGTCACCAAGGACTCCCCGCTGTGGCTCAAGAGCATCGCCATGAAGCTGGACGAGCGTTGACCGCCCCGCAATGAGCGTATGAACTTTCTGGATCGCGCGGTTTCGTTTCTCAATCCCCAAGCAGGCGTTCAGCGGGCGTTTGCGCGGGAGAAGCTCAAGGCGTTTGGCTATGATGCGGCGCATCCTGGCACGGCGCGTGGCGGAAGTGGGGGTAGAAACAAAAATGCCTCGTCCGAGACTTGGCGGATGCAGCGGGATCGGGTGATCTTGATGTGGGATGCGCGGGATGTGGTGCGGAACTTTGCTCTCCTGCGTGGCATCGTGGCTCGCATCGTGCAGTATGTGGCGGATACCGTGCAGTATGTGTCGCAGACGGGGGATGAGGAAATCGACTCCCTTTACCAAGACTTCTTCCATCAATGGTGCGAGCGGGCCGACATCACGGGGCGTCACCGGCTCGGCGATCTGGTGAATATGATGGTGTGGGCGATGATCGTGGATGGCGATCACGGCTGGCATATTGTCTCGGTGGATGAGGATGGCAAGCAAGTGCCTAAAATTCAACCGATCGAAGCGGATCGAATCGGCGACCCGAACAACCCGATTGCCCCCGGCGAGGAGAGCAATATCGGCGGGATTTTAGTCGATCCTGTGGGCCGCCCGTTGAGCTACAAAATCTTCAAGCGCGACCGCCGCACGGCGATGTATTCGTTTGACCGCGAGATTCCTGCCGATCAGTTCATTCATATCTTTGACCCTCAAAGAGTGGATCAGTATCGCGGCGTCACAGCCTTGGCTACGGCGATTGCGCCCGCCCGCGACCTCTACGAGATTTACCAATTTGAAAAAACCGCCGCGAAGTGGCAAGCGGGCTATGCGGGATTCCTCAAGACGCCCGATCCGACTCGGGGCGATGGCGGCGTGAGTGCGTGGAATGGCACGACCATGGGAAGCAAGTCACAGACGAACATGGGCTTAATGGAAGTGGCCCCAGGGAAAATCCAAAAGCTCGCGGCAGGCGAAGACATCACTTTTGCGCCCGGCACGAATCGTCCAGGCGGGGCGTTCATGGCGCTGGTGCAGGTGTTGGTTCGCGAAATTTCGAGCGGGCTGAATATGCCCTACGGCTTCCTTTACGACATGACGGCTTTCAGCGGTCACACAGGGCGCATCGAGATCGCTCAGGCCATGCGCGGCATCCGCCGCCTGCAAAAGCTCGTCGGCGAGCGGGCGTTGAATCCCGTCCGTGATGCGGTGCTGGGCTATGGGATCGGAATTGGCGAGTTGCCGCCGCACCCTCAATGGCGCAATGGGCGGTGGGGCTTTGGGCGTTCGCTCACAGGGGACTACGGCCACGATACCACGGCAAATTTGCAGATGCTCCAAAGCGGGCTCGTCACCGCCTCGGATTTGATTTCCGAGACAGGACAGAGCTTCGAGGAGATAGTGCGCCGCAGCGCCAGCGAGGTGGCCTATATGCAGCGAGTCGCCACCGAGACAGGTGTGCCGATCGAACTCTTTAATCAACGCATCCCGAATCCGACCCAAGCCCTTGCCGCTATGGCCGAGCCGCCACAGCCGCCGCCGCCTGGCCTCGTTCCGCAGGGGCTGGATGTGAAGCCGCTCTTGGAGCTTCTGAAAAATGTGGGCGAAGGAATATTGGATCGCGAAAGCGCGATTATCAATCTGATGAACCTGTATGGCGTGGAGCGCAATGCGGCGGAGAAGATGATCCCCGATGGGCCGGTGCAGAAGAAGGGATTGACCACGGAGGACACGGAGAACACGGAGGGGAAAAAATGAAGGAGTTGGCGCGGGGAGATTTTGCGATTCCGGCGCTTGGGAAGTTGCTGAAGGATCGTTCGTTTCTGGAGCAGTTTGCGACCGGCAAGCGCGGGCCGAAGTTGGGGGATTTGAGGGCTTTTCGCTGGGGGCGGGTGGGGAAAAACCCAGTTTTTGCGCCGCAGGTAAGTTGGATTGGAACCGAATCTGTTATTCCCGCGATGAAGCAAAGCGGATTCGATATTCGCGCTGGCGGGAATCGCCAAGAAGCCCGCAATCACATCGCCAAAATGCTCCGCACGGGGCGTGCGGGCGGGGATGTGTATGAGCATATAGGCCGTTTTTTCTCCGTCAAGCTGCGCTTGCGCGAATTGGCGCGTGGTGACTATGCGATACCGGCGTTGGGGAAGATGCTCAAGGATCGTTCGTTTTTGGAGCAGTTTCTGACAGGCAAGCGCGGGCCGAAGATGGGGGATTTGTCTGTTGGGAAGATCTACCCAGGGGGTATGATTTCTGCGAGAAGACCTCCTAAAAAATCAGATTTCCAAATTGCAGGATGGACTAAGGGGCAGATGCTGGGCACTGAGCCGGTGGGGCCGCAGAATGCCCGATGGAGAGATGCCCTTATCGAAGAAAGAATTCGCGGGAGAAAAGAAAACTTCAAAAAAAATAGGAGTTCCCTATCTGATGTTGCCAGGAATGTGCCGTTTCCTCTGGGTCTCACTGCCGAGGAGGCCGCTTGGGCTCAATCTGCTCGAACTGCTGCTCGAAATAATGCTGCCAAGATGTTGCGCAAGGGGCGGGCTGGCGGCGATGTGTATGAGGACATAGACCGCAAGTTTTTCGCTGTTGACCGCACGCCCTTCGGGGAATGAAGAAAAAGCGTTCTCGCCCCAGTCTGGCAGGTAAAACTTCTTTGAGAGGCACGGGCTGCCTCTCGGCTAATCAAGCCAAGCAATTCAAGGTGCATCAATCTTCGGAATGGAGGGAGATGAAGTGGGGGGAGCGTCTCAAGCTCGAAATGGAGCGCGCGGAGGCTTATTTCTGGCGGCAAACAGCAGATCGCCGACAGATTCAAAAAAATTATCTCGCGGCAAAAATTTGGAAAAGTGGATTTAATTATGGAAAAGCATAAACAAACCCTGCGCGAGCTGGCGGCTCGCAGTGAACGACTCGTAGAATTTAAAGATCCGCGCCTTGAACGCGCGGGCGTTTCGGGATTTAATCAACCCAAGCGCACTCCGAACCATCCTACAAAATCTCATGTAGTCGTGGCGAAGTCCGGCGATCAAGTGAAGACGATCCGGTTCGGACAGCAAGGAGTCTCGGGCAGTCCGCGCAAAAAAGGCGAGTCCGATTCCTATCGCAAGCGGCGGGAGTCCTTCAAGGCGCGCCATGCGAAGAACATCGCCAAGGGTAAGATGAGCGCGGCGTATTGGGCAGACAATGTGAAATGGTGATCCTATGAGCGAGTTCATCCGCAAGGCCATCCAGAAGAGTCTCCTTTTAAAAAAGAAACCGCACTTGGCTCCCAAGGCCACGCCGGTTACTGATCCTGCGAATTGGGAGGATGCGAAGTCCAAATTGCGGGAAATCCTTCGCGCTAATGGCGGTAAGCCAGGGCCGTGGCTAGATGACAATGGGCAGATGCGGTTGTTGACGCGGCGGTGGGTGGGGATGAAGCGTTTGAAAGAATTTCGATATGATGCGCCTACTCCTCAAGAGGAGCGCCGAGGGTTGTTGCGGACGGGGCTTCTGGCTGGGGGCATTGCTGCTGCTGGAGGGCTGGCGGGCTTGGGGTTGTATAAGTCTGGGTTGTCTTCTTATGCTCGGCGCGCCGATCGTTTGGAAAAGCTTGTAAAGAAAATCCATGGGCAAAGGACGAATCTTGGCCAGAAAGCCAGGGATGCAGCGGCATCCCGCGGAGCGGCCAAGCAATCGGCTCAAGACGCTTCTATTTTCTCTCAAGGGCTTCGCGAGAAGCGTCAAGCAGCGGCAGCGGCTGTTGCGGCCAAGGCCGCGCAGGCGAGCGAGGCCGCCAATGTCGCGGCAGCAAAGAAATTTAATAAAACAGCGACTGCTTACTACGATCCCGCAAGTGCCGCGAATAAGCGGGTGGCTCGTGAGGCGTCTGTCGCCGCAAAGAAAAAGGCGCCAGTTTCCGCGCCCTCAGTTCCTAAAACAGAAATTCCCGAGGAAGTTTTTTCGGCGGTTCCAGAGGCTCCGATCAAGAAAGCTGCTGCGGCTCCGACTGAAAAATTTTCCAGTTGGGCTCAAGCTAAGGGAGCATTTAATAAAGGGAAAATCACTAAGGAGCAACTTGACAGCATGAAGTTTTCCTCGGCAGAAGTTCCTAAAGAATTTGATTTTCAGAATGACGAGGGGGGCATTCCCCTCACGGGGCGCGTGGCTCGAGATCGGTTCGTGAAGAAAATCCGTGATGAGGACTTGGATCGCCGCGATGCGAATATCCTGCGCGCTGGCGGCGCAGGGGCGTTGGCGGGGTTGATGTTCCGTGGCGGCCTTTCCCGAGGCAAGCGTGCATTGATCGGTGCTGGAGCGGGAGGATTGGGGGTAATTGGCATCCGCGCCCTTACGAATAACGATCGAGACATTTACGGCGAGCGCAATCGCGGGAGCAAGCGCGCCGAGTTGATTCCTGCCGTAGGCGGACTCGGTGCGGCGGCATGGCTTGGGATGCGGCGCTTTAAAGGATTATCATCAAAGCTGCGCGGAACAAAATTTTTCGAGAAGCGGGAGCGCCGTGAGAAACGGGAGTTGAATCCCTATGTGGGGGCGGCTCTCTCGGGTGGCGTAAGCGGGGCGAGCCTCGGCGCGCTGTCATGGCTCAAGCGTGGCACCTCCGTGGCTTCGGCTGGAGCGACTGCTGCGAAGTTGGGTGCACTCAGCGCCGGTATCGTCGGCGGCGGGGCCTTGATCGGTAGCCGCATCGTGGGTGATCCTCGCAAGGAAGAGGGAGCGCCGTTTACGAAGCGCGCGGCCTTGGGCGGGGCTATAAGCGGAGCCTTGGTAGGTGGCGCGGGTGGGCTTTTGCTTCGCAATACGAAGTTTATGAAGGATGCCGCCAAAACTTGGCGTCCGGCAAAGTGGATGACAGATGCTCCGGCTCTCGGGGCTGGCGCTCTTGGGGCTCTGGGCGGCGCGGTGATCGGTGGGGCGCAGGGGGCCGACGAGGGGCAGCAGGTTGATTCGATCCGCAACATCCGAAAGGACATAAAGCAAAAGAATTTTTCTCTTCGTGAGTTTCGCGCGTTGCCAGCGGTTGCCGTGAAGCAAGTTTGGAAGACTGATCCTGCGCTGCGGGCGGATTTTGCAAAACGGGTTGTCGCTAAAGTGCGGGCGGCTGTGGCTGCGAATAACAAGCAATACGGGGTAAAGGAGTTCCAAGTCTCTCCGCTCAATGTGGAGTCGATGGCCAAGACGAAAGAGCGTCGCGCCAGCGAGCGGGCTAATTTTTTGAAAGGCATTGGCGTAGCGGCAGCTGTGGGACTTGCAGGAGTTGGCGGGTATAGGGTGGGCCGTGTGATCAGTAAGGTGGATATCAATGCTGCCAAACGGGCGGCAGAAGCTGCTTCTGAGGAAGCGGGATGGCAAAAGCGTAGTGCTGAAAGATGGCGTAAAAGTTGGCAAGATGAGGCGTCGAGTGCTTCTCGTGCGCGGCAGGAGGCGTCGAGTGCTTCTCGTGCGCGGCAGGAGGCCCGTGCGAGTTCGTGGAGAGAAGAGAATCGCAAATGGGAAGAAGATTTTCGGAATAAGTGGGGTAATCCCCAAGGTTCCAGTGGTGCGAGTTCATCTGGACATGACAGTGATTACGCCAAGCGAAGCGCGGACGCTGCCAAGAAGTGGCGTCAAGAGCAGTCCAGATCCTCGGCTTCCTCCTCCAGCTATCGTGCTGAAAGCGGAACAGGATCGAAGGATTACACCCCCCCGCCTAGATCCAGGGCGAAGGGAACCGGCGAAGATCGCAACCCTCATGTAGGCACTGCTAAGGAGGATGCTTGGGAGAAATGGCGCGCGATGGATCGCATGGCTAAGGAATCTAAAAATGAAGGCGAGCGCGAGACTGCTGCTCGCATGAGAGATATGTGGAAAAAGAAACATAATTTGGCAAGAAAGCTGCGGGGGTTGAAGTTGTTTGGACGCGATGATCAGCCTCGTTATCGAGAAAGCAAGGTGTGGGCTGATCCGGTCATGGGTTGGATCCGAGGGGATGACTTGGTGGATAAGGATGGCAATAAATGGAGTCCTACCTCGCCGCAGCTTGTGAATGCGATGCACAATAAAGCGCGCGGCATTCGCGTGAATGTGCAGCGCGGGGCGGGGTTGGCGGGCGATACTTCGGCTGTATTGCAGGGTAAGGAGCGCGAGCGCGATGCCAGTGGCCGTGTTAAAAAACGCGAGTGGGAGAAGGCATGGTTTCGCAACGCGCTGACGACGGCTGGGCTGACTGCGACAGGGCTGGCTGGCGCGGCAGCGTGGCGCTATGGCCGCATGAATCCTGGCACGGGCTTTGGAAAATTTGTGGCAAATACGGAGCGAGGTGTCCGCAAGACCAAGGATGATATCAAGTCGGGCTTGGGTCGCATTATGGGTGCCGCTGATGAGGTTACTGGGCCTGCTAAATTTATAAGAAAATTGTTGTCTGCCAAGTTGAAGTTGCGCGAATTTGATCTCTTTGCCAGCGCGGCAGGGTGGGATACACGCGACCCACGCGGGAGGTCGGTTCGCGTGTATGCTCCAGGCAGTCGCCCGCGTAATAGGCGTGAGAAATACTGGCATGAAAAGACTGAGAACCAACGCAAGCTTATGATCGCAGCTGGCGTCGGAGCTGCGGCTATCGGCGGGCTTGGCGGCGTGGCGGCTTATCGGCTCGCCAAGGGGAAATCGCTTGTGCCGAGTTTTATGCTCAAGAAGCCGCAGCCACAGGTTCAGGCTCCTCTGCCTGCTGCGGCTCGTTGGGAAAAAAATTCCAAAGGCAAATTCGTTCCAAAACCGAGAGGGGTAGAGGGGAAGGTTAATCCTCATTTCAAGGGAGATGCTCCATTGACTCCAGAAGAAATCGCTCGTCAGCAAAGAAAATGGAGAGACATGGCAAATCCTAATAACGCCGCCTAAAAATTTATGAACGATCCAAGACCTCGTAATAACCAAGGCCAATTTGCCTCTCAAAGCATCGATGGCATTGATGCCAATACGACTTCCACGGCTTATAATCCCCAAGTCATCGAGCAACGCAAACTCTCGCTGATCGAAAAAATCCGACGGATGCGCGGCGTTCGCAATGGCGTGGAGGAGGCGGGGCCTCGACAGCAGCAACTTTCCGCGAAGCTTCGGCTACGCGAGTTGGCGCAGCGGCAGTCTCAAGAAGATCCCGCTTTAGGCCGCGCCGGAAGTCTGCTTCTTGCGGGTGGGGTTGGAGCCGTGGGGAATCTGGCTGCGGTGACGGTAGCGAAGGAAGTAATGGACGCAAAAAAGCAGCAGGGGTTGGATTTTTTTGGGCAGCCTCGCGGCTCGGAGATGAAGCCGATGATGGCATGGGGCAGGACGAAAGAAGAAGCCAATGAGAAACTTCGCAAGGCTACAGAAGAGGTGAATGGGCGTAACCGCAAGGTGCAGCGCGAGTATCTGCGCTCCAATCCTGATGCCCGCCGTAGTGAGGTGCTTGATAGATTTGCTCGCAGGAAAGGATATGATATCGCTGTTGGTGATCCCGGCATCGCTCCGAAGGGGGCTATTCCTGGTAAGTCGAGAGGTATATTCCAAAGAGGGCATGCTGACCCTGATTTTATAAGGGCGCATGAGGCGGGGCATGTGGCTCAAAATCTCGGCGGCAAAAATCTTCCCTTTAACAAAAGTATCCGGCAGGCCTTTATGTTTGCGCCTTTGGGGGCGACTTCCGCTCTTGTGAACAAGGACAAGTCGAATGACAAGGTTGCGACGGGAATCGCTGCTGCGGGAACTCTGGCTGCGTTGCCGACATTGCATAACGAGGTGGATGCTTCTGTGCGTGGCTACAAGATCATGCGCAAGCTCGGCTCAACGCGCCTGCGTGCAGCGGGTGCATTTGTAGGGTTGCCCACCTATGCCGCTATCGCCGCCATGCCAGCATTGGGCTGGGGTGCGCGAAAGCTCCGGCAGGCTCGCTCGGAGGAAAAAGATGGCAAGCAGCTCTCTGCGAAGCTTCGCCTGCGGGAGTTGGCGCGCGTGGCGGCTCAACCCTATCCCGAAGAGGAGCGAAAGGGTGGCATCGGCAAGATCGGTGCATTGGGGCTGGGCCTTGGGCTGGGTATCGGTGGCGCGATAGGTGGCGCACGGTATCTGCGGCCTATTCTCAAGCGTGGGGTCGGTCGTGCATCGGATAGCTTGGCAAGCGTTGCTGCATCGGCAGGGAATGCGATCCCCAAGATGACCAGCGAGGTCGAAAAAACGGCAAGGTCGGCTCAGGCTACAGCCAAGGCAGCACAGACTGCTGTGATTCAAGCTTCACGAAACATTGACGACGCCACGCTGGTTCCCCGGACGATGGGAAAAATTGCCAGATCGGAGGTTTTCCCGAGGGCTTGGAATATCATGAACCCGCGTGCGCGTTGGAAGGAAATCAAGAGCGGATTTGATGCTGGGGTGGAAGAGTCTCGCTTGCGTGGTAAATACATAGATCGCGTGCGGCGGCGTGCTGCGGAGCGAGGGGTGTCGGGATTAGATCAAAAAATGCTAAGGCAGGCGGCAATAGAAAATGTGCCTACTGGCACAGTGCCGATCTTCCAAGCCTGGCGGCCCAGTTGGGCGCGCGTCACGCCAGAGCGCGTGAAGTTGGCTGGGCCAAAGGCTGGGGCGAAACTTTACTCTGCCAAGCTGCGATTGCGTGAACTCTCTTTTGCGAGTGATGCGCTGAGGGAATTCGCCGAAGAGAAACGCCCGCTGACCACTAAACAAAAGCTGGGGATAGCGGCTGGGCTGGGCACGGCTGCTGTGGGGGCGACGCTCATGCCAGCGGCGGGCAAGATGTTTCGTATCGCCACGCGCGATATGGCGCACGATACGCTGACGGGCTGGGCGAAGAAGCGCGGCTTGCGTTCATTTATCAAGCCGCCCAAAAGCGATCCGAATCGGGATGGGCGGTTTGTTGCCGATTACATCGACGGCGCGCAATCAATCTTGAACAAGGGAGTGCAGGGTAAGATCGCGGGTAAGATTCTCCAGCACGCCAAGGCGAACCCGAAGGGTAAGGTGGCTAAAGTAGTGGGTGGCGAATTGGGTGATTATGGAGTGAGCCACTATGCGAGATTCCGCTCAGGGCCTCGGGAAGCCATGAAGCATTGGGACAGTGAAGTGGGTGATCTCAAAAACCACATCGGCAAGCAACAAGGTATTTTGGATGCAAATAACAATTTTGTGCCAGGAGCAAACCCGGCAAAAGTTAAAAAAACCCAAGCGCGGCGTGATGAGATGGCCGCTGGGCGCAAAGCTGTGGATGACGAGATCAATGAACAGCTTTGGCATCATGGCAAAAGCGAGTCCGAGGCGTTGCGGCATGTGGCGGAAAACACAAAAAATCCTGCTGCCTTGCAATATTTTAAGAACTTAGCGCACCATAACAGGGGGGCTGCTGCGAAGTATGCCAAGATCTCTTTGGTGGCACCTGGGATGGTGGTTGGTGGTGGAGCCACTGCGGGGCTTTCAATGCGGAGAAAGGAAAATCAATGAACTACTTAATGAGGCTTCATGAATTGGCTTCGCGGAGCCAACGCCAAGTAGATCGGCAAGAAGTGCTGAGTAATGCCAGCGGAGTCGCTGGAGCGGGATTGGTCGGCGCTGGTGGTGTGGCGGCGTATCGGGCGATCAATCCGACAGTAGGCATCACCTACGGCAAGACAAATGCCTATCGCGGGCACCTCAGTCATGCCGAGGATGTGAAGAAAATTTTGGATGGAGCGGGTGTTAAGTCGTCCATGCATAATGCAAATACTCGTGGTTTTTTTGGTTCTCAGCGGCACGCTGTAATGGTGAATACCGGCTTCGGGCCAAATGTTGTGGGGGCATCACGGGTTAAATTCAAGCCGGATTACACGGCTGTGACGGATTCGGTATTGCCTGTTATGCCCGACGCCATGAGCAAGCCGATCAAATCCCGCAAGAGGACTGCTGGCGTTTATGGCGGCGGCGGTGGGGTGGATGTAGGTGCCAAGGTTCCGCACCTCGCCAAGGCGCATGAAGATTTTGACGCGATCCATCTCTACGCAGGGCCGAAATCCAAGAACATTAAGCCGGGGTATGCAGGCGGTGGCTATGAGGAGGCGCAGGCGGCGGTGGCAGAGTTGGCAAAAACGAACCCTGCGGCGGCTGCGAAATTTAAAGTTCATAGTTCGATGAGTCGCAAAGCGATCAAAAATGCGGTCCGCGCTCATTCGGTAAATATCGGAAACGCGGGGGCGGGCACGATGCACGAAGTCGCGGCAAGTCCTAAGCCCGGTGTAATCTGGCAGGCGAGTCCTTACGCATCGAATCATTTCAAGGTGAATGAGGCGTTGGCGCACCGGTATGGGATGCGTGTGGCGCGAGGGGCAAATGATATTGCCCGGAACGAGGATGCGGTGGCTCACTTGAGGCATATCGCTCGTGACAGCACGCGCGCGGTAGAGCGTCAGAAGGAATCAGCGGAGCAGATGATTCGAGATGGGGCTAAGAGCCGATCTGCCTTTGTCGATGATGTGAAGTCGGCTCTCAATAAGAGTCGTCGGCGGAATGTGATGGCGGCGGCAGGACTTGGGGGCGTCGGCCTTCTTCTTGGGGCGAACGCTATACGCTCTCGAAATTCCAAAACAAAAAATAAACCATGAAAAAAACAACCCAATGGGGAGCTGTAGCGCAAGCCGCGCAGGCGGCGGATCATAAATCGAAGCTCGACCAAGCTCTGGCCGATCTCGATGCCGAGCGCAAGGCGCACGCGGAGACGGTGCGGGCGCTCGAGCGGGCGCGCACGGGCACTCGCCCGATCGTGAAGGCGAAGCCGACTTCGCCCAAGTCGGGAGCGGGCGACATTGTGGAAGTGATTTTTTCGGATGTGCACGGGAATAAGCATGACCCAGCGGCTTTTTCGGCTTTTCTCGGGGATCTTAAGACTTTGCAGCCCGATCGCATTGTGATCGGCGGGGATTTTATTGATTGCGGCGGGTTTTTGGCGGAGCACCACACGCTCGGCTATGTGGCTGAGACGGAGGATAGCTACGAGGACGATGTTCGTGTGGCGAATGATTTGCTGGATGCCGTGGCGCACTACTCGAACTGCGGCGACATTCATTACATCGAAGGCAATCATGAGTGGCGCGTGGAACGCTGGGCGCTCACCCAACGCCTTGCGCATCACAAGGACATCGACTTGCTGCGCCGAACTTTTTGCGCCGAGCATGTTCTGAAGCTCGCCGAGCGGGGTATCAAATACTACCACCAGGGCAAGGCGCATGGCGACTGCGATGTGCCGGGCTGGGTGAAGATGGATAAAATGTATTTTGTCCACAAAATCTCAAACGCCCGCGATGCGGCGGAGGTGGCGATGGCGAAAGCGGGGGGCAATATCTGTTACTTCGACACGCACCGCGCGAGCTTTAAGCCGAAAAACATCCCAGGGCTGGGCCTCATTTCGGCGTGGAATCCCGGCTGTCTCTGCAAGCGGCAGCCACTCTATGCGAATACGCGCCCGACCGAGTGGACGCATGGATATCTCATCCGCTTCATTTCGCGAAAGACGGGCGCGTTTCAGATGATCAATGTCACGATCAATGATGGCGTGAGCTATGCGGGAATGCTGCTCAAGGGCACGGAAAAAAAACCTTAAAAATATGGCAAATCTTTGGAAGCGCATCGTCAAGCAACAAATGGTCGAGGAGCATGAGAGTGATCCGAAATACATGTGGGAGACTTATGCCAAGCAGGGGTGGCAAAAGCGCGAGCATGTGGCCGAGGCCTTGGAGTGCCATGAAGATAAAGTGCAGTCTCTTTTGAAAAGTGCGATCACTTCCAAGAAGATCGAGCGGCGAGACGTGGTGATCTGGAGCAAGCTCAACAAGGAGCTAATCAAGATCGTGGCGTATCGCGAGAAAGGAAAGCATCCCGAAGAAAAAGCTCCAAAGCCTGCCAAGAAAGCCAAGCGCAAGGCGCTCAAGCCTGCGGTGGGCATGGCGGTGAGGTCGCGCCGAGGAAATTCCGGCAAGATCGTTCATGCTGGCAAATCGGTTTTCACGGTGGAGTGGGAGAATGGCTCTGTGACGAATCCCTCCCTCGCCTCGTTCAAGAAAAGAGACATCATTTTGGAGGGTTAAATATGTCGCGGCGCGGCAAGCCTTCCGATCGTAGTGAGGTTGTCGTGCGGTTGCAGGACAAGTTTGCAGAGCATTTTGATGCTGGTGTCGGCATTTTCTCGTGGGAAGAGGGCGGCGAGACGCATTTCGTGACGCTTAAATTTGGCAATTCTTTCACGGTAGATGCCATGATCGATCAGTTGCGGGGCTGTATCGAGGGCGGCGGCGAAGAGGAAAACGACGAGGAAGACGAGGAAGAGTAGTCTTTTCGTTGACGCGCCCCGGAAAGGGGCATGGCAGACCTCAAAGAATTTTTCGCTCCCTTCGTTACCCAGAAGGTCGATCCAGCCAATGGGATTATCTACGGCGTCTCGGTGATCACCTCGGGCATCAAAGCCCGCGGGCATGATCTCGAAGTCGATAGCACCACCCTATCTCAAATTAAAGAATGTGCCGAAAAGCTCGGCACGGTTCCCGTGAAGTGGAATCACCGCACCGGCGCGGATGCCGTGGCGGGGTATCTGGAAAATTTCCGCATCGAGGGCGGCAAACTCCTCGGCGATTGGCACCTTCTCAAAAGCCACTCGCAATTCGGCCAAGCGATCGAAATGGCCGAGCGCATGCCCCGCAATGTGGGCCTTTCCGCCGCCTTCATGGGCGAGGACGAAATGAGCGGCGGCGTCAAAAAGGCGCGCTGCTCAGAACTCATTTCCGTGGATCTCGTGGCGCAACCCGCCGCGAATCCTAACGGCCTCTTCGAGGCGAAGATGCCAGAGCAGTCCACGGAACTCGCCTCGCAAGTTGACACAATAACCACAAACCGTATGGATCAAAATACCAACACAAACACCAACGCAGTGGCGGATGAGCCCTCCTTGAAGGATGTTCTCGCGGCCCTGAATCAACTCTCTGAGCAGGTCACTGCCCAGCAAGAGACTATCGCCGCCCTGCAAGGTGCGGAAAACAATGAGGCCGAGGATATCTCGATCGAGGAGATCATGGATCTCACCGACGAAGACATCTTTGCGCTTCTCCAAGCCGGTGAAATTTCCGAAGAGGACGCCGCTGGGATCAAAGCCTACCAAGCCGAAGTCGTTGCCGCCAACGAGGCCGAGCAATCTGAAGGCCAAGGCGAAGACGAGCCAGCCGAAGGCGAACTCGCTGGCATTGGCGCCGGTTCGGATAGCTCCTCCACAGGATCTTCCGCCGAACTCTCCGCGCTTCAAAAACAAGTCAAGGAACTCAGCGCCCGTTTCGAGCGCGAAGACGCCGCGACTGAAAATGCCGAGATCGAACACTATTTCGCAACCATCGAGGGCAACCTCACCACCCTCGCCCAGGAGAAAGCTGCGCTCACCGAGTTCAGCGAGAAACTCCAAGCCGAGAACGAGGCTCTCCGTCACGCCGTGAAAACTGGCACCCGCCCGCTGGCATTCAGCGCCGAGGGCCGCGCCACCACTGGCAGCCATGGCGAACTCCATGAGTTCGATAGCCGCGTGAAGAACCACACCGAATCGGGCAAGACCCGCGCACAAGCCGTGATGCTCGCCCACAAAGAAAATCCGGAAGCCCACCAAGATTGGATCCGGCAGCAAAGCAAATAATTACCAAGGATAATAATATATGAACTTCAATACTGTTGTTTCACTTCCAGCGGCTGCGGATTTTAGCGCCGTCGAAAACGCCTCCGTCAAATTCACATCTGCGGGCGTCGAGCTTGCGGGAGCTTCTGATCGAGTTATCGGAACCGTCATTCGCGCCGCCGCCCAGCCTTTTGTGGTTGGCAAGGCCTGCGACGTCTTCCTTCGCGGCAATGGTTTCCATTATGTCCGCGTTGGCAATGCCACAGCGATCGCGATCGGCGACGAGCTGGAGCAAGCCGCCGGCGGCTTGTATGTCAAGAAAACCACCGGCGCCGCTGCTGCCCTCGCCATCGAGGCGGCTCCCGCCAACAGCAATGGAGGCGGCCAAATCCGCGCCATCCTGCTCTAAAACAAATCACAATTAAATAGATAAACCAATATGGCTTACAATACCACAGATTCCGTTCCACGGCAGGACATCAGCACTCTCCTGATGGAGGCCGTGCACCAAGAAAAACACTACATCGCTCCGATGCTTCTGCCGATCTACGGCAGCGAGCGCGAAGTGGGTCGCTATCCGAAATTCACCATCGGCAAGGGCGAACTCCTCAAGCGCGAGAGCCAAAAGCGCGGCGCTACCGGCACCTACAACGAGTCCGATGAGGTCTTCGAGTGGGACAACTATCAGACCGTCGAATACGGCCACGAGAAGCGCATCGATGATGTCGTCCGCAAGCAAATGCGCGACTTCTTCGACGCCGAAATGGTGACAGCGAAATTCTGCTCAAACAAATTGATGCTGGATTACGAGATCGAGGCCGCTAACGCGCTCTTGAATCCGACCACCTTCACAGCTTCGGCTGCGAGCACCGCCTACACCGAGGCAAACCTCGACACGATGGATGTGCCTGCGGACATCAACGCCACCATC